AACATGAACAATGAATAAAATATTATGGAAAAGCAAAAATAGTAAATGGACAATAGAAGAAACCAACAAAGGGTATATGATGATTAGTGACGGATGGAGCTGTGATTATCCGCTTAGATATCCGCATAATGGACAAATAGTTTACGATTACCCTGAGAGAATACCGTCATATGTAAAGAAGCAAGTTAAGAAGTTAATGGAGACTGTATAGTCTCTGTACATACAAATAGAAAGAGAGGAATAAGCACATGTTAAATTGGATAGGAGAAATATTATTTATAGCATTATCAGGATTAATCATATATTGGCACTTAGTAGTAGCACAAGAGGGAATAAATTCCTCTAAACATGTTGAAGCACCAGTAAAGCGTAAATTAAAGAAACCAGTAATAGCAACCAATAATACACAGATAGAAGCAATAAAGGAAGTGATAGAATGGGTAAAGTAGAAGTAAAGACAGATATAGATAGAAAAGAGCCAATAACACAACCAAAGTTATCACCTATAATAGAATCACCAGCAGTAAAGATACAAAGGGAAGAAGATAAAACGCCTACACAAAACACAATAGGAGAAAAATAGACTAAAATGGGGGTGGACGATATGAGTACAGCAAAAGAGAATAAATCGTTAAAAAATGGGCAGAAGGACGCAGATAGGGACGATAAGGGCAAGTTTTTAGAGGGTCATACGCCAAAAAGCCCGGGCAGGCCAGTAATACCGCAAGAGATTAAGGACATGTGCAGGGGATACAGTGTTGATGCGATTAAGACGGCCATATCGGTCATGTTAAACAAGAAAGCGCAGTCCAAAGATAGGTTAAAGGCAGTAGAGATTATACTGGACAGAGGATACGGCAAGGCAGCACAGGCCATTATCGGCGGGGAAGAAGGGGATAAGCCAGTCAAGCTGACTGTAGAAGGAATTGTTGAGCTATTAAAAGGTGATAAGCAGACATAAGGAATAAATTGCATTTGACTATTCAAGTATTCAAATGATATAATGATAGAGAAATCGAATAAACGAATACTTGAGAGGGTGGACGTAATTATGAAGAAGCCGTTTGGTACAACATTGGAAGAAGTTTCAATAAAGAGATTAAAGCGTGAGGCACTTGAGCAGGGATTAACTGCCAGCACGATTCTTGAATTTCTGATTAATGAATATTTTGACAATGACAAGATAAGCGAATATTTAAGAAAGAGATTAACAAAAAGGAAGGAAAGCACAAATGAACGAGCAGATTAGAGGGTGTTATATAAAGGCAGAGTTAATATCGTCAAGTAATCCGGATACACTACAGGCAAGACTTGACGCATGGTTAGCACGAAACAAAAATACATTAATAATAAACATGCAGTATCAGGCAAGCGAACATTCATACTCAGTACTAATTACATGGAGGGTTAACGCATGAGGAAATCTTGGGGCACTACATTGGATGACAAGTTAATATTGAAGCTGAGGAATTTTGTATCTGATTACAGCCTTAATGAGAATCAAATAATAGAATGCTTGCTAACAGAATTCTTCAATAACAAAGAGCTACACAAGTACTTCATAACAAAGATAAGAAGCGATAGACGCAACTAACACACGCCGGGCACACAGCCCGGCTTTTATTATGCCTAGATTTAAACACGGGAATTTCTACCACCCGGGTAGCTGAATTTACCTTATATGTTAATACGTACCCCCTACCCATATACACCCAGTGCTACCAAAAAATTATTCGGGTACACTGTAAAAAAATTCCCGTCCCTTACATACTGGGGTCATTTTCACAAACTCGATGTCATGACACTGTAAGTGGATAGGTGACATTATAAATTAAATGTAATAAATTAGCCTATTGACTTCTAAAATAATAATGTTATAATAAAATTAGATTTATAAATGAAGGGAGGGCAGCGGCGTGGGAAACAAGAAAGCATTTGCAACAATACTCAGCCCGGAAACGATACAGTTGTTGAAGGTGGAGGCGGCAAGGTCAGGACGCAAGATTAATGAACTGCTAGATGAAATTATACGGGTACACTTAACTCCAATGAATAATTTATGTGTCCCGGTATTTCCTTCAAGTGTAACAAGTCAAGAGGAAGTAGAAGACAGTATATTGGAGGCAACGGAAGACGTATTAAGAAAAAGGGAAGGAGGTTGCTGATTATGAGGGCGTTAAGGCGGGAACAGGCAAAAAAGGACGAAGGTAGTGTAACAAGTTGGGAAGGTTGGCTTGCATGGCTCAGAGAGCGTCAGGAAGCGATAGACAATGCCAAGACGCCAGAAGAAAAAGCAGCCGTAGCAACAAAATACAAACGGTCATATATAGGCCAAATATAATTAACGGAGGGTATAATATGAATAAGAATTTAGAAAAATTAAAAGGAACACAGGAAGTTGTTTTTAAAAAGATATTAGAGCTTGACGGAAAACCTGCAAGTGAATACGGCAACATACTCGTTATGCTGTCATCAGAATTAAGGTATTTAACGATATCCGTAACAGAGATGGAGAATAAGGAGCAAAAGATATGATTTGGAAGAAAAAGAAAAAGCAAGAAGTAACCCTGGATGATATATTAAACGGTTTATGGGATAATTCAGATTTATTTCATGCGATGCACAAAAGTTCAACAGAAACATTTCATCAATTAGTAACAGAAGCACAGGAAGCGTTAAGAGATGCTACAGAAAGTCATAAGAAAATGCTTGCCGCTATCGGTGAAATTCAAATAATTAAAACTAAAGCACAGGAAGCTACAGCACATATTGATAAGCAGTTAGGGGGAAAGGCTAATGAGCCTGGAAAAAGTCAATAAGAAGTTGATGGAGCTTTATGAAGAACTTGTAGATTCAGCAATAGAGACTGTAAAAGAAGCACAAAAAGAAGAAGTTGTATCGAACTGCAATCAAGAAGATAAAAGTGTTTGTGCGAACAAATATGCAGTTGAAAAGAAGTGTTCTGAATGTTTGGAGCATGAGCGGGATGGTGGATGTTGTGGAGATTGTTATAATTACAGCCTATGGAAACCTTCTAATAAACTTCTCCGCTCGTCTATTAACGCTATTATAGCTAATTGGCCTGATGAATATTTGTACTCGAATTTGCGGGAAGCTTTAAAATTGGCAGTATATTTGATGGAACGGGACATATTTCATAATTAAAGTAAGGAGATGAAAAAGTGAAGAAGTTTTTAGTAGGAATTGCGTTATTAATGTCTTTAACATTTGCCGGGTGTAATCCGGTAGATAATTCTACTATAGCACCGTCTGTAACAGAATCAGTAAGTCAGTCAAATAAGTATGTTGTTCCTTCTCAGGATAAAATTGAGCACATTGTATATATTACAAAGACAGGCCATAAGTACCATCGTGCAGGATGTAGGTATTTAAAATCAAGTTGTATTGCTATAGATGAAAGTGTTGCGATTTCACAGGGTTATACTCCATGCTCTGTATGTAATCCATAGGAGGATTTATTAGTGGATATCATGGCAATAGTAGTCTTTGTAGTATTTGTTGTTGGTTTAGCGATTTTGGTAGTAATATGTAACGAGGGAGATTGATATGGGTACTGTATTTGGTGTTATAGGCATTATAACTTTAATTGCACTTGGTGCAATGTCAATTATATTTACAATAGGGAAGCGGGGCGATTGAATGAAGTGGTGTAATTATTATGGATGTTGGTGTGCGGATGCAGAGGATATAACTGATGGCATGGCGACATGTGATTATGAATGCAATGATTGTGATGATGCGGAAGAATTGGAATAACGGAGGCATGATTTGGGTGTTATATTTGGTGTTATAAGTATTTTGATTTTAATTACACTTAGTGCAATAACAATATTATTTACAAGGAGTATTTATATGCCACAAATTGACTGGGATGCAGTACCGGAAGTGGACGATGAAGAATTGATAGATTTTATTTATAATAAGATAGTAAATGAAACCGGATGCAGGCTGGAAAAAGAAATGATATTAATGGTTTTGGATTATGAGTTAGATTTTCTGGAGCAAAAAGGTATAGCAGAAGCAATTGAAGAACAGCTGGAAGGAGATTAGTGAGAATGCATGATGAAAATAAATTGGAGTTATTCAAAAAACTTCATGAGATTAGCGGTGAAATCATAGAAGCGTGGGACGATGCCGAAAAACTTGAAACAGCATTTGGTAAATTCTTTATATTAATGCTAAAAATGCAGGAGATGTAGGCATGACTGAGCATAAGGTAAACTGTCCGTTTGATAAGAAGTGTGAGTATGGCGGCTATTCCTCTATATGCAAAGATTGCAAGCGGAATGGTGCTGCAAATATAAAGAATAAGAAGTATGATTTATTTAATATCAAGTCAAAATAGCAGGAGGAACGATTATGTCAAAAATTAGAAAAAAGGAAAGCGTTCCTGTATGGAAATGTCCGAATGGTCATTGGTGTAGAGTTGAGTTGTTAGTTGCGGATGGGCTTTTTGTTCCTGCTATATGTCCCATCTGCAACGCTTTAATGGAGTTGGATAGGATGGATTTAGTACCTGTTATAGACAAATTTCCAATTAAACTATTTAACCCTAGAACAAGGGGGTGGGATGATGAATTTTGACAAAAAGTCTATAAAAATACCATTGTCACGGCCTAGTATAACCGAAAACGAGATAAATGCAGTTGTTGAAGTTATGAAATCAGGCCATATTGCACAAGGTGAGCAGGTTAGAGAATTTGAAGAAAGTTTTGCCCGTTGCTGCAAGGCGAAATATGCGATTGCAGTATCTTCCGGTACTGCTGGATTGTTTTTGGCATTAAAAGCAGTAGGTGTAGGGCGTGGACAGAAGGTAATTACTACTCCTTTTAGTTTTGTAGCGTCAACAAATGTCATATATCAGGTAGGTGCAAGTCCATTTTACGTAGACATAAGTGAGGAAACCTATAATTTAGATGTAAGAAAACTGATAAGGTCAGGTATGTTAACTGGAATAGGTGCTATTCTTCCTGTGGACGTTTTTGGAGTGCCATTTGACACTAATAGGGTAAAGGGATTGCCTATAATTTTGGACAGTTGTGAGTCGTTAGGAAGCAATACAGACCGTCCTTTCGATGTGGCAGTATATGCATTCTATCCAAACAAGCAAATAACCACTGGAGAAGGTGCAATGATAGTAACTAATAACAAAGATGTAGCGGATTTTTGCCGGGCAATGAGAAATCAGGGACGCAAACCGACAGATGCATGGCTGACAAACTCTTATATGGGTTTTAATTTCAGGATGACAGATATTCAAGCAGCAATTGGCAGGGAACAGCTCAAAAGAATTGATGAAATCATTGAGAAAAGACAAGATAATGTGTGGACGTATATAAATACAATTATCAGATATGGATTAGATGAACGTCTAAAGGTGCAAACATCAATTAATCATTCTGGTACTTCTCCTTTTGTGTTTACTGTACAGTTGGATAATAGGGATAGGGTATTATTATATCTAAAGAATAAAGGTATTGAAACAAAACCGTATTTCCCTTGCATACATCTACAGCCATACATGTTGGAGAGAGGTTTTAAGCCCGGCATGTTTCCTGTGGCAGAAAGAATATCGGAACGTATCTTGGCACTTCCGTTTTATACAGATATGCAAGAAGAAGAAATTGAATTTGTCGTCTCAGCATTAGGGGAGGCGATAGAAAATGCCTAACTATTGCGGCACATGTGTGTTTTTAAGTATAACAGAAGAAGAACAAAGCAAAGAAAAAAGGCGAAATGAAAATCATATATGTTTAAAGTATGGTAAGAGAGTTTTGCATGGAAAATCACATCCGGAATTACCAAGACTTGAAGAATGTTTAAGGGAGGAATTATGCAATGCCTAAAAAGGTAATAATAGTTACAAGTGGACGATGGGACTTTGGGCACTTATACCCGGTAATAAAAGCATTTCAGTTTAATGAGAGTTTTGTTGTTAAAGTAATTGCTCCAGAAAATCATAATTGCCTTTCGGATGATTTGTTGGACGGTACAACTTTCTATACTTTGGGCGTTAGGAGTATTCTGGATTACGGAGTATTTTTTAATGATGTTTTTTCCCTGCTCAAAGGATATACTCCAGACTTTGTTGTTCTTCTTGGTGACAGATTTGAGATACATGCCGCAGCTACAGCGGCAACGCTTTTAAATATTCCTATCGCTCATATACATGGGGGGGAAGTTACGACAGGCAGCTTTGATAATGAACTTCGTAATTCAATTACAATGATGGCAAAATGGCATTTTACTTCACATATAGAATATGCCCATAGGATTGCTATAATGCTTGGATTGACAGGAAACATCTACTATACGGATTATATGGAAGATAGATGCTATCAATATTGTATGACAAAATCTTCTAATTTTCAAGAATCGCATATATATAACGTTGGTGCTCCCGGCATTGATTCATTGCTTAATATTCCACCTGCCACTATGACAGAGTTAGAAAGAATGTTTACTATTGATTTTAAACAACCATTTGTTTTAGCACTTTTTAATCCGGTCACTAAAGAGCAGGAACGCACAAGAGAATATATTACCAACTTATTAAATGCTTTATATCGCTATGGCGAACAGGTAATTATGATAAAGCCCAATATAGACCCTGGTAATGAAATAATCAGAGAGCAAATTTATAATTTAGCAGCCCGTGCGTTTAGGAAGTGGGATATATGCGAAAATATTCCCCGTCACATTTTTATGGCATTAATGTTATGTGCTCATATGATGGTTGGTAATTCCTCCGCAGGAATTTATGAGGCGGCATATCTAAGTCTTCCTGTTGTTAATATTGGAACACGGCAAGAGGGACGTATAAAGCCATTAAATGTAATTAACTGCGATTATTCATCGCAGGATATTTTTGATGCTATGTGTTTAGCAGACGGAATGAGCAAAGAAATTGAGAATGGCATTTGTTCTGTACCTCCATTATTTGGAGAAGGTGATGCGTCAAAAAAGATTGTTGAAATAATGGAAAAAGAATTGTGTCCGATACAATATAACAATGCTTCTGGATGTGGAACAGACCCGGGAGTGTGAAAGGAGATGAATTAATGAAGACTTGTATATTCCTCACAACAAGGTATGGCAGCACAAGATTTCCGGAGAAACATCTTCAAACTATTGGTAATTATACAGTAACCGATATTCTTATTTACAGAATAAAACAAGCGGGATTGCCTGTAATTATGGTTACTCCAAATACCAATGAAGATATCAAGTATATGTCGGATATAGCAAAAAAGCATAATATTCAATACTTTGCTGGAGATAACGAAAATATTATTCAAAGACATTTAGATTGTGCGGCTATGAATGAAGTTGACTGGATTATCAATGTTGATGGAGATGATATTCTTACGTGTCCAGATTTAATAAAATCAGTTGCGTTAGAAATTGAGCAAATGAATGGTCAGGATTGTATACAGTTGCGTGGATATCCTTTAGGACTTAATTTGTTGGCATATACTCCCGGAAGACTTGCAAGAGTTAATTACAGCAAAGACACAAACTGGGGAGCAAAAGTAATTGAAGCAGGTGGAGTGTCAGGTTTAGAAGGAAACGTGTTTAATGATTGTCGTTTGACATTGGATTATATAGAGGATTTAATAGTCATGAAACATGTTTTGCTTGCATTGAGTGTGGATGCAGATTCTTACGCAATATCAAATTTCATGAAAACACATCCAAATGTATGTGCGATAAATAATTTTAGAAATAAAGAGTATTTTCAGCGGTTGGAGGATATGTCAAAATGATGATAGAAGTGGTAAAGGGCATATTTGTAGGCGATAATGATGCGGCATTATACGGATGGAAGCAAGAAGGAGAATGGGCGTTTGTTCATGCATGTAAAGAGCCATGGCACAGGCAATTTGTTGGATATGTTGGTAGGGGTGCTCCAAAAGATTCTCCAGAGTTTTATTATGCTATCAGGAACAGAGAAATTGCATTGAATATAGTTGACGTTGATAATCCGGAATGGTTTAATATTGATATGATTAAAATGGCAATTGGTTTCATTGCAAAATATTCAGACAATTATAATGTACTCATACATTGCAATCAAGGGGAAAGCCGTTCCCCTTCTATTGCAATGTTGTATTTAGCGACAACAGGTGTTATACCAAACACAACTTTCTTTGATGCAGAATTGGAATTTATGAAACGCTATAAGTTTTACAATCCAAAGCAGGGAATACGCCAGCATTTGATTCAAAATTGGGCAGAGTACACATTGCCCGGATAAAGGGAGGGTATCAAATGAGATTTTTAGTAATAGGATTGGGTTCTATGGGTAAACGAAGGATTAGGTGTTTAAAGTCACTAGGATATAAAGACATATGGGCATATGATTCATCTGTTGAAGTTGGGTTAAGTGCTTTTCAGCAATGCAAGGTTAATATCAGTTATACACTCAAGGTTTTAATGGGATGGATAAAAGAGTATGATTTTGATGCAATGCTCATTTGTGTTCCTCCAGCAAAGAAGCAGAAGTATATTAATATTGCTAATAAGTATAATATACCTTGCTTCTGTGAAGCTGATGTAATGACTTATGATGGTGAATATTGTGCATCAAGAACAATGATATATCATCCTGCAATAAGAAGGATGGATGAATTTTTACAAAACAATGGACTGGGGAAAATTTATACTTTCAATTACCATTTAGGGCAACATATTCGTGATTGGCATGTAGGAGCAGACTACACAAATTATTATGCAGCACAAAAAGAAACAGGAGCTTGCCGGGAGATGTTTGCTTTTGAGTTGTCATGGTTAGCATGGTTATTTGGTAATCCTGTTGGTGCAAGAGGATTTATTGATAAACAGCTTAATGACCCTCAAATAACGGCAGATGATGTATATGCGACAGCCATATCTTTTGAGAGACGCTTCTCAAATATACCAAATGACTATATTAGAGGCACTATGTTAATTGATGTTGTGTCCAGACCTGCGGTTAGAAAGTTAGTTATAATAGGAGAAAAGGGTGCTTTGGAATGGAATTGGCAAGATAATTTTTTCACAGTAAATTTTGAAATGGGAAGTATGCAGGAAGGTACAAGGATGGAAGGTGTGAAAAAATTTTTCTTCGACAAGGGCGTATCTCAGGAAGGGTATAATGAGAATATTCCAGAACAAATGTATGTAGATGAAATTGCAACTTTTATAGCAAATGTACAAGCAAGTGTACTCCAAGGCTTTAGGATGGATGAATATTCTTTCCAGGAAGAAGCAAATATCATAGACATGTTAAGAAAGGTGGAAGAATAATGAAAGAGATTGCAATGATGGTAGGACTTCCCCGAAGTGGAAAAAGTACTATATCAAAAGAATTAAAAGAGAGTAATCCGGGCAGTATTATTCTTTGTAATGACTTAATTAGGCTACAGTTGTACGGGCAGCGATTTTATCGGGGTGGCGAAGCGTTTGTTTGGGCATGTCATGATTTGATGTTTAAACTTTTATTAGAGCAGGGAGTAGATATAGTTTTGGATGAAACAAATGTTATGGCAGTACGCCGGGCAGAATATATTAAACTTGCCAAACAATATGGCTATAGAATAACATGTGTATGGGTTAAAACTGATATTGATGTTTGCAAAGAAAGAGCAGTAGCGACAATGCAGGATGACCTTGTTTCTGTAGTTGACCAAATGGCTGGAAAGTTTAACGAACCTAAGAAAGAAGAAGGATTTGACGATATATTAATATATTAAGGGGACAGTTTTATGGATACCATAATAAGCAATGATGGCAAGCTGATAGTGCATGGTGTTTTTGTTAAGTGGGTAGATGGTCATGGCGGCTTTGAGTTTGATGGAATAAATTTCAGAAATCAATATTGTAATACAGATTTCTGGAAAATAATATTTAATCATAATCCGTTAGAAAGGAGTAATTTATGTCATTGCCTAATATTGAAATAGCTGGAAGGATTGTTAAGCATTTAGCTGAAATTATGCGTATTACGGATTGGGACATTGAAATAGCATATTGCTCTATAGGAGAACTTAGTAGAACTTACGGAGAAAATGCAGCAATTGTCCGTGGTGATTGCCAGAGGGACTTAAAAAACTATGAGGCGTATATCAGATTAAATGAAGAATTTGAACCTGCGGGTAAGATGGGATGTAATTATAAATATTGGTGGTACAGGACTATTGTTCACGAATTGCATCATATTGTAACGGCAAGATATGAAATGTATGCAGTTGAGGCAGTAAGTCGTCTTGAAAGCCAGTCTTTGATTGACAATACTAATGCTGTTATGCTTGTTGAATATGAGAATATAACAGCAATGTTTGCAAAGGCATTTACAACAGTATTTACATTAGCGGATTGTCTGGATGATTTGGGGTTAACAAAGGAGGCATTGGAATGAGTTTATCGGATATAATCCCGGGAGGTTGTCATACTTATTCAAAAGGAAATGACTGTTTTCCTGCGAATGCTCCAGAATATCTTGTGTCTGGAGATGGATGTTATGTTGTTGATAATAAAGGCAAGAGATATATTGATTGGGGTATGGGATTGCGTTCCGTGATTTTAGGACATTCCTATGAAAAAGTTAATCATGCTGTTATAGAGGCTGTGATGGAAGGTACAAATTTTTGCAGGCCAACGTTGTACGAAAAAAGATTAGCAGAATTGCTTATAAAGATTGTTCCATGTGCCGAAATGGTTAAGTTCGGAAAGTCCGGGAGTGATGTTACAAGTGCGGCAATCAGATTAGCAAGAGCATATACAGGACGTAACATAATTTTGGTAGCAAGAGAAAATCCGTTTATAAGTCAGCATGATTGGTTTATTGGGACAACGCCTACGAATGGTGGGATACCTTATGATGATAACGTAAAGCATTTTAGTTTTGAGACTTTGACTTCATATTCGTGGGAGGCAAGTATTAATAACTTATATCAATGGAGTAACATAGCGGCCATAGTATTAGACCCTGCTACAATAAATATATCTACGGGTAAATTAGGATATTTGAGACAAATATGTGACAGGTATGGAGTTGTAATGATATTAGATGAAGTTATAAGTGGATTTCGTTATGACCTGCATGGAATACAGGGGCTATATGGTATCACTCCAGACCTTGCAACATTTGGTAAGGCTATGGCAAATGGCTACTCTGTTTCTGCGTTATGTGGTAAAAAAGATATAATGCAATTGGGGGATAGAAAATACGGAAATGTGTTTCTATTATCAGGCACATATAATGCTGAAACGCCAGCATTAGCAGCAGCAATAGTAACAATTGAAGAAATTGCAAATCCTTATTTAAAAGTAAATGACCATATTAACCGAGTGGGCTACTTGCTATCAGATGGCATTAAAGAAAAAATTAGACATTATGATTTAGGTGATTATATAAGAGTTAACGATTATAATTGGTCAAATCCTTCTTTATGCTTCTCGAATATGACTTATAAGACAATTTTTGACCAAAGCATGGTTGAGTGTGGTGTGTTAATGCCGTATATTGCTCCAAGTTATTCTCATAAAGAACATGAAATTAATAACACAATTTGTGCTGTTGATTATTCTTTGATGATACTAGAAAAAGCAATAAAAAGCGGTAGGTTGTCAGAATATTTAATGAATGGATGGGTAGAAAAACCTGTTTTTAGGAGATGTGAAAAGGAGTTGTGATTTCATGACTGTGAAGGATATACAAACAATACTTTTATACCACAATAAGAGCGGCTTTCGGAATGATTTGAGAGATATTTATAGTAGAATAACAGATTTAAAGGCTTCTGATTCTGAGAAGTCAAGTTCTTCGCTGCAATTGGCGGTATCTAAAAATAAAAGTGTTACTTCCACAGTTGAAAGAGAAGTTATAAAGAATTTGACGGTCATAGAATTAGAAGTAAAAGCAAGAAGTTTGGAGCGATTCATAAAAAAACTTGACTGGGTTATAGTTAGTTTGCCTCCAAATGAACAATTGATTGTGAAATTACGTTATTTCAACAAAGATAATACCACAAAAGAGTTTCGTTATGTGGCAGCAGAAGCCGATTATAGCGAAGATTGGTGCGAAAGACTGGACAAAAAAGCATTAAAAAGGATTGCTAATGAATTAATAGGTGCTGAAATAACGTGGAATAGTTAGACATTTATACGCTTTTTTACAAAATTAATATGATATAATTATAGTATATTTATAATTCGGAACACTTTCGTGTTCCTTTTTGTTTTGGGGGCATAGTATGAGTGTTGATATAGAAAAATTCCAAGAAACAATGTGTATGGATATTCCTCCATTTGAAAAAGGCCAGCTTATTAAACAATGGCAATTAGATAATAACTTCAATGACGAGATGTTGGCAGAGCTTATTAATGGCTGGAATTATACAAGGGATATCAAGACATATTGTCGTGAATGTTTGAGGATTAGAGATAAGAACGGTAATATAATTGCTTTAGTCCCAAATGAGCACCAAGACAAAATAATAGATATTGTTGAGAGTTGGAAAAAGCAATATCCAGACCCACTTAAAAGACCGACTTTGTTTATAATGATACTTAAAGCCCGACAGGTAGGATTTTCTACGATTGTTGAGGCTATTTTTTTTCACGAATTAAACTATTCAAAAAACAAAGTTGCAATGATAGTATCATACGATGAAGAATCGGCGAAGAATATCAATGATATGTCTGACAGGTATTATCAATACTTGCCCAAAACAGTTAAACCACTAAGAAGACCATCAAGAGGAAAAGGTATTTTATTTGAAAATCCGGATTATGATGATAGAATAGCAGATTCTTTAGAGAATACAAATCCCAAAAAAAATCCAGGACTTCAAAGTAAATTCTTAATTGATACTGCCAGAAATAAGAACGCAGGTTCATCATATACAATTCATTATTTACATGTATCTGAGCTTGCTAAATGGCCTGATGCAGAAGCAACTTTGACTTCTTTATTGCAGGCTGTTCCTCAATACGGAGGTATTGTTGTAATTGAAAGTACCGCCAATGGCATTGAAACGTTTCATAAGTTATGGAAAGAGGCAAAGAGAGGCGAATTGAATTATGAAACTATTTTTGTGGGATGGCATGAGCATAAAGAATATAGCCTTGACTTTAAAGACTCACAAGCAAGAAGGGATTTTGTTGCTTCTTTAAAAGAGGATGAATATAAATTAAAAGACCAGCTGAATTTAACTTATGAGCAACTCTTTTGGCGTAGAGAGACTATTAAAAAGAAGTGTCAGAATAATAAAGATATTTTTAATCAAGAATATCCTTATAATGATACGATTGCTTTTTTAACATCTGGCCGTCCAGTTTTTGATAGAGAAAAGATTGAAAACTGGAAACATAAGTTAGAGCTTAAATATATGGAAAAGCCATATGAGACGGGATATATTGAGTATAATAAAGGCCATGGAAGATATGAGTTTTTCCCGGATGAATTTGGCACAGTAAAAATATATGAACATCCTAAGCCTGGCTATCCTTATGTAATAGGTGGTGATATTGCGGAGGGTTTGTTGCATGGTGACTGGAGTGTTTCCCCGGTATGTGACAACACAACCGGAATAATTGTCGCAAAGCTCCGGTTGCATATACATCCGGACTTGTTGGCAGATGAACAAATAAAACTTGCCAGATATTATAATCAGGCATTAATAGCAAATGAAGTAAATAACCATGGCTTGACCACGATAACATCCTTGCAAAAACAGGGTTATTATCATCAATACAAGCGTGAGGTATACGACAAAATAAGCAAAACAAAGCTCCAGAAATTCGGATTTGATACTAAGGGTACTACATTGAATGGAAGTAGGAAAAAGGCTATAAATGCTTTAAGGGCTATTGTTCGTGATAATATTGAATGGATTACGGACATAGAAATTCTGGACGAAATGCTAACTTTTATATATAATAGTGAAGGAAAGGAAGAAGGAGAAAAAGATTGTCATGATGACTGTGTTTTAGCTACGGCCATTATGTATGCGGCAAGAGGGCAGGCCAGTCAGCTTCCTCCTAAACATGATATAACAATTAAAGGTAGGAAAACTGAAATGGTTCATCCAAGCATTTATGCGGATACGCACAATAATCCAAAGTTAAAAGAGTATTATAAGAACAAATATGAGGCCGAAGTTGCAAAACTTTACGGCATTCATAATATATTCGGGAGGCGTGTATGAGCGGTTTAGTAGATGCAAATGGAAATAAGTTTGACTATAGTAAGAAAGAAACTCCACAAGTAAGGATAGCCCCGGAGCATAAACCAATTAATCCGGACAAATTACCTAAAAGGCCAGTGGAAAATATGCCAAATTTCATGAAAATGAATGAGATGGAACGATTGGCGATGATGTGTGCAGCTTGGAAACTGAAATATGACCCGCTGAGATATAGGACAGACCCGCCATATAAGGCGAAAGTCGATAGTGTTTTAATGACTGGGATGATTGCTATGATGACGGATTACCTCAGAAAGAACGGTACTAATATTGAGGCTGTATTTAAAGAGGGTAGAATTGAAGTAGTATGAGGAAGGAGGTATTGGGATGGCAAAAGAGGATAAGAATTTAAAGGGTACGAAAAATTACCCAAGCAAAAGCGATTCTATGACTAAAGCGTATGATATGCAGGACGTAGGAGTAACAGAAATCCTCACAGACCCTTTGGCCTCAGAATCTTATGATTCAATTGAAGCAACAAAGCTCATGGAAGAATTTTGGAAAGCCTATTATGATAAAACTAAATGGGATGAAAAATTCGACATGGAAGAAAGTTTCTATATTGGGGACAGGGAAATAGGTAATATCTATACCGATTCTGCGGATAAGGATGCAAGGACAGTTTTTAAACTCATGTTTATGCTGTCAGAGGCAGAAATTGACTTAAATATTCCCGAAGCCATATTTAAGGCCGTAGATGAAGCAGACGAAGAAGCAATTAAACAATTGCAGTCAGAATGTGATTATACGTTACGTGCTGCGGATGTGGATAAAATAAACTCATATGCAGAGCGTGAGTGTAAGAAATATGGCACGATTATATATAAGGTTCTTTGGAATCCTAACTTTGTAGGTGCAGGATTTAGGGGAAGGGTTGAGATTGTAAAGATTCATCCTAAAAATATTCTCATAGCTCCCGGTACAACAGATATTGATAAATGCGATGTTATTTATCATGTTGAGAATGTAACCCTTGGCAGGTGTATTCGTCAATATGGTGAAATTGCAAAATTATTAATAGGCCATGGACAACCTGCCTTATCTTACTGGGATGATTTAGGCAAGAAGACTTTGAGAAATGTTAATAAAACAATTGATGTAGACCCAAACCCAAACATTTATATGCATGGTGCTAATCACCCACTAAACAAGTTTGTTATTGTTGAGAGATGGTATATAGATGATGAAGGGGATGTTGGAGTACAAATATTCTCAGGAAGATTAATTCTGTCAAGAATGCCTAAGTTTTATTATAGAAGAAAGACAGACCCGGCAACCGGAGAGCTTATTTATGACAAGAATGGAAACACTATTCCAGAAGATATTGAACTTGTGCCATATGATTACAAGACATGGGTTTCTGTACAATCGCCAGATGTAGAAACAAAGCCTGAGGGAGTTATTAAAATATGGAAAGATACTCAGTTGAAAAGATATATTCCCAAAGAGCTTCCTTTTGTATTTCAATATAATATACCAAGAAGTAAATGCCCATGGGGAATATCGAACAGTGAAATTCTTTGGGATAGTGAGCAATCCATGAAAAAAATGTGGATGAAGCACGAAGAAAGAATGTTGAATGGTACTACAAAAATAGCTTATCAGAAGGAAACGGAAGAAGAAGCGGCATTGCTCATAAACAATGCAGACCAACAGCTCTTGCCTATGAATGACCCGGCAGGAGGCATAAGGGAAGTTAATCTTCTTGCGAATGATGCAATGGTACTTCAAACATTCCAGTTGTTAAGAGATTTAGCACAGCACCAAGTAGGTATTACTAATGTGCAAAGAGGATTTAATGAAAATGATGCTACAAGCGGTAAAATGGTTGAAGCATTAATCCAACAGTCAAGTCAAACGTTGGGCATTAAAGCAAATGAGAAGCATATTGCATATAAGAAAATATATAAGTTGGTATGTGATTTCTTGCTTTGCTTCTCAGATGGCACAAGGCCATATAGAATAGATACAGGAGTAAAACCTGTATATGGTAAGTTTAATAGATATGACCTTTTAAAATGGAATACAGAAACAGAGGAATGGATTTATCCGGACATTGATATAGACATATCAGCAGAGCAGCCTTTCCCCCGTGGTTCGGTTGCTATGTATAATAATACAATACAGTTGGCCGCAGGAGGGTTTTTCAATCCTGTGCCTGCAAATCTCATGGTATGGAAATTGTTATCAAAGCTTCGCTTCCCGAATGCCGATATGGTTTTAGAGGGATTGCAAGAGCAGTTAGGTCAAGCACAGGCAGCCGAACAAGCAGCTGTAGCTGGGCAGCAACAAGGAGGCACACCGCCAGCAGGTGGAGAAACACTGCCTCCAGCAGCACCAAGTCCAGCAGAACCAACGCCGGGCGGCGGTGCAGGAGGTGCTCCAGCGGTAGCGGCTTCTCCAGAAGGACAGCCAGCTCCAGCGCCAGAAGCAGGAGCAGCAGCGGCGGTTGACGAGCAGGGAATGCACCAGGGTACGCCCATGCAACAACAGCCGATGCAGCAACAGCCTCAGCAATCTCAACAGCCTCAACAACAACCAGCACCACAGCAGGGAGCAGTACCGCCAGAGGTACAGCAAGCTTTGAATCCTCAGCAACAAGGAGGCCAGCCACAAGCCGGGCAGATTGGTACTGAGGGAGAGACAGGAAATGAAGTCCTTACAAAGGAACAGGTCTTGGCTATATTACAAATACTTCCTCCGATGATAAGAGAGCATTTCTTATCATTAGACCCTGCTCAGCAAGAAGCTATAATGCAAGGAGAAGGAGCAAATACGCAGGAGGTTGTAAATGAATAATTATTTTCAAAGAAGAAATATTTTGGTGTTAGGGGCTACAGGTACTTTAGGCAATGAAATAATTAAGCAATTGCTTAAATTGCCAGTCGCCTCAATAAGAGCTTATGCTCGTCATGAAGAATCTATGTTTTGGTTGAGGCAGCAATATGGAGAAGATAGAATGAGATATCTTATTGGGGACATACGGGATAAAGAAAGGTTATCAAGAGCATGTGAAGATGTTGATATTATTATTAACTGTGCTGCGTTAAAACATGTTCGCATTTGTTCGGAAAATCCTTTTGAGGCAATCAAGACAAATGTGCAAGGCACACAAAACGCCATTGAATGTGCCATAGAACACTGTGTTGATTTGTTTGTCCAGATAAGTACTGATAAGGCAGTTAACCCAGTTTGCACTTATGGATACACAAAAGCCCTTAGTGAGCAATTAACATTAGAAGCTCCGAATTATCAAGGGCATAACCGTACGAAGTTTTGTGTTTTTAGGAGCGGTAATATTTTAAGAAGCTCCGGAAGTTGTTTTGAAATATGGGATAATCAATATAAGAATAATCAGCCCTTAACAGTAACAGACTTGGAGGCTTTGCGGTATATGGCAAGGAGAGAGGATATTGTATCTTCAATATTGGAAACACTTCCAGAGGCACAAAGCGGATTATATGTGTTGCAAATGCCAGCTTTTCGGGTTAAGGAGTTGTAGCAACAATATAGTTAGCAAAGCTTGGATATAAAAATAATAGGATTACAGCCCGGTGAAAAGTTGAAAGAAGAAATGCATCGGGAAGGTGAAAAATATATTTCAGTGGAGGTAAGACATGAATAGATTAAGGGAAAAGTTTGTGATGGAGCGTGAAACGACAGCAGGATGTGCGACATATTTAGTTGTAGCCGTTCAACTTCCGAATGAAGCGTTGGAGCTTATAACAAATACAGAAAATATCCCGGCAAAATGCGAATATTATCTTAATGCGTATGATGGTAATTTTTGTCTGAAAGCTAACCCGAATATAAAAATAGTCAGCTTTATGCTGATATAGTGGAGGTAACAAATGATTGAATTGAAAAATGCTTTAATGGAAAAACTGCATGTAAAGGTTTATCATGAAGACGAGAATCAAATGGCCTACGGAGCACCACATAATTACCAGTTTAAAAATGCTGGAAGCGGTGAATATTTGGGTGAAGTAAAATTCCAAAAAGGCCCAATTAAGGATGTAGGTATTAACGGTGTGAGTAATGAAGTATTGCTTTGCATGGTATTGGAAAGACTTCAATGTTTCCAGAATGGTGATTATGCATGTAGAGAAAACGCATTGGCAATAACATCAATTGAAGAAGCTTTGCTCTGGATGAAAAAGAGGACTTTGGACAGAGAAGCAAGAGGCGTGGAGGGTACAAATAAAAAATAAGGAGTGATTAATATGGCTAGAAAAGCAAGTGCTAAGACAGAGGCTAAGAAAGCCTTAGAGAAGAAAAGAAAGTCAACTCCCCTTGGTGAAGGTGGAAGATTTAAAGCAGTTGAAGCAGAAGCAAAAATGAGTGGTGCAAAGAATCCAGCGGCAGTTGCAGCGGCAGCAGGTAGAAAGAAATATGGTAAGGAAGCTTTTCAAAAGATGGCAGCAGCAGGC